AAGTCTGAGCGCCGAAGACGCTGCCAAGCACTTCGAAGAGATCACCACCGTCCTGCGCATATTCGAAGGCACCATCAACCGGGGCTTCAATACGCTGGCAGCAGTGGTCTACGACTCAGCAAAGCACGCCAGACCACCACTGACAGCCAACGTGCCACGCCCACCCGATCACCCCGACACGCCCATCTCCGAACTTATGGAGCAGGCGCGTAAGGATGGGGAGCTGGACGAGTAGCACACCTCAGCCATGAGCCAGGGCGGTTACTCGACGTCCTGAATCATCAGGTACTGCGAGATACCGGTACCGACCTTGGTGGCGTCTTTTTCGATCTTCGCGGTGAAGTCCATACCCTGAAACTCATCGCCAATCACGCTCAAGCTCGCCGGCGAGTGGTTCACGCGATGCGCCTCAATCACCATCGGCTTGCCGCTGCGTACTTCGTTCAGGCCCTCAAACACCACGCGGAAGCGCTTACCGGACTGCACCAGCGCCTGAATGGTGGCGTGTTTGGCGTAGGAGTAATTCACCTCTACGTCAATATCGCCGGCAGCCGCTGCGCCGCCCTCGGTGAATACCGGGTAACCAGACGGGCTCAGGGTGTAGTCGGTATCCAGCACCCAGGCCGCACCACCGCCGGCAGGGGTAACCACCACATCAGTGGCGCCAGGGTAAGCCAGTTTGATCATGCCACCCGGAAACGCCTTGTGCGCCTCGCCGGTCACGGTGCCCGCCGCAACATCAACCGCAGAGCCGTACAAGGCGCGCGCGATGTTCGCTTTCTTGAAGTGCTTGGCGGTGTAGTTGATGTTCATCCCGGTGACGCGAACCACCGAAGCATCCAGACCGCCACCGGGGGTGGTGTAGTCCTGGTCTTCAATTTCTTGCGTTTGAGCTTCGTACGTCAGCGCACTGACGTTGCCCACAAAGATCAGGCCCTTGGGTTCGTCGAGGTCCTCGACTGACATCTTGCCGGAACCCAGATATGCACCACGCAAATCAGCCATTGGTCACCTCCCCTGCAGCGCTGACCACGCCCTTGCCAACCAGCCAATCACGCTGGGCCGGCGTTACGTTGATTTTGTCGCCCGCTTTGCAGGGCTGTTTTTTGTGGGTGTGGTCTTTCGCCAGCACGACCTCCACCAGCTCCGGCTGCAGTGCAGCGGAGTTTTCACTCTTTGCCATGGTTACTCTCCGTTGATGATGATGTGCAACTGCACCGGGAACAGCACCGTTCCAACTTCCAGCCCGCTATCAGGCGGGAACAGCTGGGCAGCACCGAAGGTGACTTTGTAGGGGCCATGCTGACCCCAAGGTTTGGGCAGCGCCGCTGACACCGTAAGCGCCCGGGCGATATCCATGTAGAGCGCGTCCAGCGCTGCGCGGTACCCGCCGGGGTGGCCAGGGTCAACCACCCCAACAACGCGGCGACCAATGCGCGCCATCAGCGAGCCCGCGTCGCCTTCTGGCGCCGGGTACTGATCTGGCTGAATGGCGATAAAGGGGTAACCAAGATCCTCATGGTTCATCAGCTCTGAGAGCCACCCCTCTTTAATGCGCGTCCCGGCGTCCGTCTGGTAGCCCTGCTCTGGCACAATGCGGCCAAGGCGCTCCACCAGCACTTGGTGCGCCTGTTCAATCGGGTTTGTCATAAGTCGACCCTTGCGAGCTGTCGCTCGATCTCATCGGCCAGCAGCTCCTCGGCTTGCTCGCCAATGTCGTCCAGCTTGGTGTTCAGCACCTGAGAGGGTGACGGCCCATGCAGCACCTCAACCGGCAACCGCGGCTTGCGGATACGCTCCACAATCAGCCCGCCTGCCGGGCCAATGGGCGCAATGAACGCACCCTGAATCAGCTCGGTGTCGCTATTGCTGACCCGCACCCGAATGCCCGCCTTTACCCGCCGGCCATCCTGGCCCCGGCGATACAGCTGTTTATGCGGGAACTGGCTGAGGGTTACGCCCTTCTTGCGGGCGTAGATGATCACGCGCAGCTCGTCCTGAGTCGCGGGAATAAAGTTCACCTCGTTGCGGATATAACTGGGCTTGAGGTTGATTTCGTCCCGCACCTCCCGCCAGGAGATGGTGCGCACACGCCGGCCAACGGTGTTCAATGCCAGGCGAATGGCGCGCTGTAGTTTGCCCGGCACGCTGGCCATGCGCTGCAGCTCGCCATCCAGGCCGCTGACATCCACCTGCACCGTGTCGTAAAACGCCATGGTTCACCTCACAGGCATCAGCGACCAGCGCTCCACCAGCCCATCAGAATCAATGCGCTTATCCAGGCGATAACGCTCGGTTGCGTTGTGGATTTGCGCGTCGCCCTGGGGCTTGGCGATCTGCGACAGTCTGAACTCGCCGAGTGCGGCAACAGGCCGAAAGAGACCATCAGCCCCCTCTACCTGCACGTTCTTGCTGATGCAGACGCTCAGATCGGGCACCACCGGCGTGCCTGCTGGCCCGGTGTAACACCAGGCCGAGCCGAAGACCTTGAACAGCTGGCTGTCCGCCTGGTCCATCAGGCGGTCAAACTCGCTGTTCACGCGCCGCTGCCTTCGCCTTCACCATCGCCACCGCCAGCGCCACCAGTGCTGTCACCCTCGCCGGAGCCAGCGCTGCCGGTGCCGGATGCAGTGTCGTCGTCCGGCTCAGCGGCAGCCCCACTGGCGGCGCGAATCAGGCCCTTTTCCAGCGCTTCCTTCGCGATCGCCTGCGGGACTTCCTGCGGGTCCGGCGAGCGCAACAGGCGCTTTTTCTCGCCCTTGACCGGAAACTCGATGGTGCGATCGACGTAGAACAGTTTTTTCGTTGCCATGCTCATGCTCCATGGGTGCCCAGAGGGGCACCCGTCAAAGGTTTATCAGGCGACGGTGATGACGGCGAAGGCGTCAGCGTCAAAGATCACCGGCAGCGGCGCAGACTGGGTTTGCACCCACTCAACGCTCGGGTTGTCGGTGAACCAGTTGGACGGGTAGCGGGTTGCCTCGACAATGCCCTCAGCATTGGCCTTGGCGTCCTGAATACCGCCATAGGCCATGACGTTGTCAGAGACTGCCGGGGCAATCAGCACGGTGTAGTTCGGCATGAAGTTTTCTTTGCCGGCGCTATCCTCGAACTGGCCGGTGTATACGATGATCTCGTATTCACCGAAGAAGCCCTTGCGCATAACCTGCGCTTCAACCTGTGGGCCAAGCTCCAGTTGAGAGGTAGAGCCGCGACGGGTGTCCAGCTTTTCCTTCACTGCCTTGAACTTGCTGAACAGGCGCCAGGCCAGCTTGTCCATCACGATGACGCCGGTACTGCCGGTGGTGTTGGCCGCCCAGTCCTCAATATCGTCGGTCGGGTCGTAGGTTTCGGGGTCAACGGTGTCCCACTTGGCTGCACCTACCAGGGTGATCTGGTTCTCAGCGCTGCGGCCGTAGTCGATCACCATCGGCTCGTCGTAGCCCTCACCTTGAACCACAACCTCGCCGGTGAGCACTCCACGGGAACACATCCACTCCTCGCGGTGCACGATCTCTTGCTCGTGATCCATCAGGATCTCGCCGACCACTGCGTCGTGACGCTCAGCGGGAGACAGGCTACCGTTGAGCTGCTCGCCACGGCGGCGCTTGAGCAGACGGCCAGGTTTCACCACATCGGTCGGCTTCACATACGCCGGCTTGAAGGTGGTGGTCTGGCCGCCCCGCTCGCGGCGAGCCTTGCCGGATACCATCGGTGCAACGAAGGGAGCCAGACGCACACCCTTGCGGATTTTGTCGAATGCCACTTCTTCGGTATTGAAGGTGACCACCTGCGGGAAGAACATGGCCATGAAGAGGCCGGTGAACTTCGGCTGGATTTCTTTCACGCCCAGCAGCGTGTTTGTGTCATAGCCTGCAGCCATTTTCACTCTCCTGAAATGCCGAGGGCCGCTATCTGCGGCCCTCTAAGGTTATGCCCAGCGCCGAATCAGTACGGCGTCTGCAGGCTGATGGGGGTGCCAACGAACGCGCACAGCTTCTGGGCGGCAGTAGCGCCTGCCGGCCAGGCAACGTCTTCGGGGTTGAAGGTGCCGCTTTTGATGACCTGCGCGGCCAAGTCACCGCCGCTCGCATCTACCGCGCTGCTGGTGAGATACACCGCCTTTTCCGAGCCATCATCAGCGCCCGGTGCCCACTCAACCAGCTTGCCGGTCGCAGTGACCTGCCCCAGCGGCGTGCGATCCGGCAGTACTTCGCCGCTGGCGATGGTGCCAGCAGTGGTGTGCACCCTGTCAGAGCCAG